GAATTCGGTGATGACGAGCCAACAGTCGCGATACACGCCACCGCGAACCAAGCTCGCTTTCATGCCAAACTTCTGAATGAGTTTGTCAGCGGTCCCGCGGAATTTGATGTAGTCGAAAGCTGACATTAGAGCACCACAGAGCGACCGCCACCCGCGAGCAACAGACCCGCACTGCGCAACATCCGATCAACTTGCGGGATCGACGGAAAGAAGCCGAGTCCCAACTTCGTATCGTAGGTTTTCGTTTCGCGGATCGGGCCGATTTCGTTCGTGTAGGACGACAACACGCCGCCGGACGTAACGACGGTCGGATCGTAGTCCGGTTGAAGCTGCGTACCATTGAGCACGCGGATCGCGGCCTCGCACGTCGCGCGCTGCACAACGAGCGGCACGCCGTACACCGAGTCACCGTTGTAATCGACAACACCTTGACGCGGCCATTCGGTATGCTGCGCGGTGAACGACGGCGTGAACAAGCCGACGAAATCCGAGCCGGGTCCGCCGCCGAGAAAACCGAGCGATGCAATCCAGGGATCAATGAACGCAATGCTCGGATCGAAGATTGGATTGTCGGTCAAGAATTGAAAGAGCTTGATGCCTTTGAAGCGGTATCGTTGGTCAATGAAGTCGGTCGCATTGACGATAGCTTGCATGATCGTATCGGTCGGGGATGCCGGCACTGGATTGCCGCGCGACGCATGATACTGCAAAAAGAAATCAACGGTCGCGTAGGCGTTTGCCGGCGACATAGCGGACACGTCCGACGTGTTCGGAGAAGTCGCATTGTCGCCAGTCAGCCACGTGATGACGCCTTCCTTCGGCCAACCCGATTGCATCACGTTGCCCGGTGCTCCGGTCGGCGTGATGGTCGTGATACCGAAATCGGTGTCAGTGAGCACTTGCCCGACTGTGAAATCCAAGTCGATTTGCACGCCGCGATAATCGAAGCCGCTATAGATGCCGGTATCGTGCACGACAACGGGATGTGCAGGCACTTCGGCGAGCGTCAACTGCGCCGCGGTGCCGCTGCGATCCTGTACGCAGAAGATCGGGCTTAGGCTCACGGCAGCACTCCGATATGATCCATGTCAGGTCGCGCGCGAACGATCTGAGGAACAAGATTTGCGCTCGATACCGTAGCGGCGCTCGCGGCCAGAGTGACCGTCGTGTCCGCCGGCTTTGTCGATTGCACCAAGATGCCGTTCCCGGAGAGGCTGACGAACGCGCCCGAGATAGGGTTGGCGCCGATGTACGTCAGCAACGACGTGAGAGTCGTCGGCAAGTCGGCACCGATCTTGACTTGTGCGCCGCTCGGCGTGCCGCTGACGAACGTGATGACGGTGCCATTGATGGTGATCGTGGCAAGGTTCGCGGGATTGGCCGGGAAAGTGATTGTGCCCCATGCCGGCGCGACGCGGGAATTCACGGTTGCGGGCATAAGCCGATTGCGCTTGCGCGCATGATACATGCCCGCTTGCTGTGCGCCGACCGGCCGATAGTTGGGGTTGACAGCATTCATAGCGAAGCCCTGTCCCGTTGTTCACAGGACAGGGCTTACCAGGACCAGGACCGAAACTCAATCCGGTACTTGGGGCCTGCCCCGCTAACGTTACGCCCGCTGTGCAGTTTGCGGACGGGTACGCATCGGTTGCGGAATGGCTACGCGGCCATCCGGCGTTTTGATAAGATTGCCATCGGCGCCGACAACGCCGCGCACTGGCCGACGCCAGCCACGCGAATTGCCGCGAGCCATCGCCTGATCGACGCGACTCGCCATGGCACCGCGACCCTCGACCATCGCAGCGCGCCGAGCATTTTCGCTCGCGATGTGCTGCTTACGCATTTCGGCGTCGGTCATCGGCGGGAACTTCGCATTCAAATCCTTGCGCGCGGCATCCCGAGCTTTCACCGCGGCGATGCGGGCATTCTGTGCGTCCGCGAGCGCCTTGTCGGCAGCTTGAATGTCGTTCTCGCACGCGGCGACTCGTTGAACGAGGATCGAATGGACTTCTTCCTCGCTCATGAATTCGCCTTCATTGCCTTCGAGCGTTTCGTCGCCATCTGTCGGCTTGGCGGCTTCGGCCTTCGGGCCGCCGGCCGTCTCTGTGCCGGCTTGTGCGGTCTGATCGACCGCCTGACCGAAGTCATCGACCGGCGGTTGATCGGTCGGCGCCGGCCGTTCAAAGCCCGGCGACGCGGCCTGAATGTCCGAACGCTTGATCGTCTGATCGGATGCGATCCGTTGCACGACTCCGGTCTTGGGCAGACCATCGTCAGTCCAGTGATCGTTGTCGGTGGGATCGAGTTGCGCGAGAGCCGCGCGGATTTTGTCGTGAAACTCGGTGGGGTCTTGGGCCATGATATTCCTCGTTGGCTTGGGGACTACGGCAGTTCGGCCCCGGCGTCACGCGCCGCCGGGGCCTCCCCGCCCGCGCGCCGACCGCGTGGCCGGCGCGAAGCTCGGAATTTGGTCGGCCCGATGCGGGGGCGCCGCGCCCGACCGAAGCCGGGTGCTGCCTCCCCCGCGCAGGCCGGCCGCCGAACCGAGGCCCGGCGGCAAGCTCTGAATTTCTGAGCCGAGGCGTCGCGCGTCGCCGCGCTGGCCCCGGCCGCCGGGACGCCGACCGAAGCCGGCGACCAAGCTCTGAATTCGTGGCGGCAGGGCCGAAGCCCCGCCGCCGGTCAAGCACCCGCCGGAAGTCCCCTCTCTGACGGGCGCCGAACGGATTATGGGATCGCCGCGAGGTTCGCCGCGACCTTGATCCGGTCGGCGGTGTACTTGTCGAGCTTGGCGAAGATGACGGCCGTGGTGGTGCTCAGACGAGTCGCCTGGACCGTCAAAAATTCCTCGAATTGTCGGCTGTGCCGCACACGACCCAAGCGCCGACGACGTTGGTGCTGACTGTGCGTTTGCGGCGAAGCGAATGTGTCAAGATCGGCCATGGGCGTATTCCTTGGTGGTTTGAAGAAGCGACCGAACGCACAGTAAGACTATGCGTTCGGCGTATTTCTTAAACCGTGCTCGGCTTAGACGCCGCGCCACGCGCCAGGGATCGCCAGCGACTCGCGGGTAATCAAGCGAGCGAGCTTGATCTGCTTGCGCTCCGGGAACACGCGAACGAACGAGCCGGACTGCGAAAGCTGCGCGTTGGTCGGGCCGCCCTCAAAGACCGGCGAACTGCCGACCCATGCGTGACCGACCGGATGGATCGCCCACTCGACGCGGTTGAACAGCACGTCGGAGCCGGCGCCGTTGCCCCGAGACGGGTAACGGAACACTTCGGTCGGCACGACCGGGGTGCCCACGCCGAGCCGGAACGATGCCGGGCCGACGAGCCACGTGTGGTACAAGCCCGAGGCAGTGGCCGCACCGGCAGACGAGTCGCCGGACGGGTTGGGCATACCGTCATCGACGATCACGCGCCGCCCAAGGAACGTCGGGATATTGACGTGACCTTCGGCGTCCGGGATGAAGTCGATAAGGTTGTTCTTCTGCGCCTTGGAATAGACGATGGAGTGCATGAACACCGCCGTCACATCTTCGGCCGCGTCGCCGAGCAAGGTGCACGTGTCGATGAACGACTCGGCTTGGAAGTCGGTGACGCCGGCCGAGTAAGACGAACTGGAAATGTCGTTCGTCAAGTCGGCGGTGACGCCATACGCGGCTTGCAGGCCGGTCTTGCCCGACCGATTGAGCGTCGGGTCGGTCAACTCGTTGGTGGCGAACACGCCCTGAGCAACGGCGACGAACGCGCGTTGCAAACGACGGACCCAATAGTCGGAGACGCGCGATGCGATGGACTGCATCGGGTCGGCGCCGGCCAGGGCGGTCGCGAGGCGCATCGTGCTCCAAGAGGCGTTGCGCGAAAGGCGGACAGCGACTTCGCCCGAAGTCTGCGTGGTGTTGGGCGTCGAGTCGGTGTTGGGATCGTCGCTGGAAACGTTCTCAGCGGGATCGCCAATGTCCTGCCAGGACGGGACCGTAAAGGTCAGGCCGCCGCCGGCAAGCAAATTGTCGAGGAAGTCGTCGCGAGCCGCGATACCCGACTGGATGATCGCGGTCTTTTCCATCGTAAGCTGTTGCGTGTACGGGGTGAAGATTTCCGGCACGATCACGTCTGCGATGGTCGTTGAAACGTTTACCATGGCACCCTCTCGGTGTAAGTGGTGAAGCGGTTTTGCCGGCCTCACCACATGGGAGGTTCGGGCTTTCCGGGGACTCGCGCCTCGCACTGCCATGAGCGCGTCGGCGATAGGAAACCCCATCGGTCGTGTATGGTTAACCAAAAGTTCGGGCGACTATCAACCCGGTTCTTTTTCTCTAATTCTTTTGTGAGGAAAGAGCGCAGGAAAGCCTTGTGAAACAGGCATTATTCACTGCGCAGCAAATATCGGGAATTCAGCCAATGAGGCTGAGCACGTGAAGGGGCGACCTTATAAAACAGGTCGTAACCTGCTTTAAGACCGCAAATATCAGGTCAAAGCCTTATATTTCGCGTCCGCAAGCACACGGATTGATGCCTCCATGCGGCCGAACACTTCCGGCCAATCGTGCACGATCTTTTGCCGGTATAGCGTCATCGACGGATACCAGGGCGTGTCGGTGCGGTCGAGCAACCATCGCCAACAGCCGCCTTTCGGCAGTGCAGCGAACGTGCGGCAACCGACCGCGCCGGCAAGGTGCAGCGGCGACGAGTCGGTGCTGATAACCAAATCAAGATGCTCGATGATCGCCGCCGCATCCATCATCGTGTCGCGCCGCGGCACCGGGTCGCCGCCTAAGTCGATCACATCGAAAGATACGTCGGCGATTGCGCGCGACGCCTCGTCCTTCTGCAAACTAAAAAGCTGTACGCCGGGGATCGCCGCTATGTCGGCGAACCAATCCAGATTGAGCACGCGGCCGGCGACGTGCGGGTTGTGCGGATGACCCGGATGCCAACAGATGCCGATCTTGAACTTGTGCTGCCACGGCCGCATCTGATCGTGCCAATGCACAATGCGGTCGGTGCTCGATTTGAGATAACGCGGCCACGCCGGGATCGTTTCGACCGTAGTGCCCAACATGCGCGGCATCGACATGAGCGGCATCCATTGATACGGCTCTTTGACTTGGCTCGGCTCGCTCATAAGCCCGATACGTTCGTCCAAAGATCGGAGAAGCGGCCAAAATTCTTGCGGTGCATAAATCGCAGTGCGCTGCCCGTTCTCGACCGCGACTTTCGCATAGCGACTGAATTGCAATACGTCGCCGATGCCTTGTTCGGCGACCAAGATCAATGTGTCATCGGTCTGCGCACCATCCCACATCAAGCCAGGGAAGCGCGTAAGCATGTTCTTGTTGCGGTACTCAAAGTCGCGCCAGCCCTCGATGAAGTTGCCGGTTATAAGTCGGTTGAACGACAGACCGCCGGTCGCATTGTGGAAGTCCGGGTCAAGCTCAAGCGCCTTTTTGAACAGCGGGACGCCCTCGCCTGTGCGCCCAAGATCGCGCTCAAGGCAGATGCCCTTATTGAAGTAGGCGAACGGATTGCTGTCTGAAATTTCGATGGCGCGGTCGTAAGCGACAACGGCCGCATCATAGTTTCCTGAGCATTGCAGCGCGAGGCCGAAGTTGACCCATATCGCTTCGTTATTTGGTTGGACAGCAAGCACGACTTGATAGTCGCTGATCGCTTCGTCGAAGCGGCCGACCTTGATGTAATTCTCGGCGCGATTGCCGACGAGGTTCACATTGCCGGGATGTTCTTCAAGCGCCTTATCGTACCAGTCGATTGCCAGCTTAAAGAAGCCGGCGCGGTGATATTGCAAGGCGCGCTCGACCGTCCGACTCATTCACCGCTCCGATGAACCGGACATTCGGATGTGCCACTTTGTCGCGTGCACTGACAAGGCCGCGGCCCATAAAGCTCGCGCACGACGCGCTCGTTCGCCATGCGGCGACTGGCCGCTTCGACACGCTTAATGTTGGCCTGCCGGTCGAAATAGGCCCCGATATAACCGAAAGGTCGCCACATGAGTCACCTACCGGATACGACAATGCCGGCTCGCGCCGGCATTGTCAACTTATGGATCGGGATTGTAACCTTACCCGGTGGCGCCGCCGCTCGGCAGGTTGATGACCCACGACGTACACTGGACAGTCGCCGCGGCGACGATGCTGGTCGTGTTCAAGATCATGTCCGCGGCCGACGTGCCGCAATTGCCCTGGACGACGCACGTGTATGTGGTGCCGTCGTAGCTGTAGGCCCGGAAATAGCCGGCGGTGCCGGTGCCCGCTGCGTTGGTATCGCTGGCAACCGAATTGGCGGTGGCCGTGGCGCCGTAGGGCGAACTGGTCGCGGTCGCCGCCGCAAAGGCGGTCGCCGAGAGCGTCATGCCAGCGGAAAGCAGCGTGCCGGTGTCGGCATCTTCGGTGCTGTTCGGCGGGGCGCCCGTGAAGATTTTGATGTGCGCGTTTTGCGCGTTCTTGACGTTCAAAAGCGCCGTGATGGCGTTAAGGGCCGCTTCGGCGGCGACTTGGCTACATGCGGGTGCGGCGGTCATGGCGGGCGTCCCTCTAAAGGTTGCTTGCTGCTTTTATATGGTTAACGGGGGTGGCGTCAACCCGGTGCTCAGCCCGTCCAGTAAGAATAGAACGCGCCGGGCGGCGGTTGATTGAACGGAACGGACATGAGTACATTCATGCGTTGCGATCCGAAGCCGGGGAGCTTCGTCAAGATCACACTGCCCTCAATCTCGACAACGTTCACGCGCTGCCCGAAGCCTTTGAGAGTCGTTTGCACCAACGCGGCCGTGGGAGAAGTCGCATCGAACCGCTGTGAGATTGTTTTCAGCGTCGTGACGATCCGAGCCGCATCGCCGACCGATACTTGCACGACTTGCGCGGGACCTTTCAACGTCGTGATAATCGCGCCGCCCGGAGATACATGCGAGTCGAATGTTTGCTGCATACCCGGAAGGGTCGTAATGATAGTGTCCCGCTCTTGTTCGACTACATTCAAGGCTTGCGCCATAGACGGCAGAGTCGTGGTGATCGCACTCGTCTCGACGAGAGTGTCATGTTTAATCTGACTGAGACTAAACAACGTTGTGACGATACGCGCAGGCTCGATTTCCGTCACGGTGGTCGATTGCGCAAGCGACTTCAAATTGGTCGTGATCCGACCATCTGGCGGCGCAATTGCTACGAACGATTGCGTGATTGCCTTCAAGGTTGTGACGATAGTATCCGGTTCGCGCTCGACTGCATTGAACGATTGCGTGATCGAAGGTAGCGTCGTGACAACCGGATTTGCAGTGGTCACGTGAACATTATTGTTGACGTTGCCAACTACTGTCTGAATGGGCGGCGCTCGCCGGAATGAAATGACAAGCTGCGCACCGTGCATCGTCGATCCATTGAACGAGCTATTGAAAGTGTGGGCCGACGAACTTAGTTG